AAACGGCTGTCGAAGCATATTGGGCGGCGCAACTGGCGACGGGGGCAAAGTTCATCCCGAGCTGTTCGAGCGGCTGGACCCGCACCGGCATCTATCGGCGGCCCATGTCGTTCTATCAGTCCATTCGCCCGCATATCGGCGATCTGGTGACCGCCGCTCGTCCCACGGCAGCTGACCTGAAAGCGCATATCGCCGCCGTGCGGGCTTTCATCGCGGCGAACCCAACGCCGTGCGACGCTAACACGGCGCTTCTTTATGCGTGGGATGAGTGCGACGAAGGCAACGGCATTTGCCCCACCATCGGCACTCCGAACGGCATGGCGCTGGTGTGAGCCTTCGCCATGTGGCGCTGGCTGCTGACGACCATATTCCCGACGCCGGGAAAAAGGTCCGGCCCGCGCGTCATCATCACGATTCAGACCGGCGCGGTTGAGGCCGCGCTGTTCGCCCCTCCCGAAAGACCGGAGCCATGCAGATCGCCCCATCCACCGGCGCGCTGACGCTCGTCATTCTGTTCGCCGCATGGGCCGCGATCCTCGTGTTCGGACATAGATCATGACCGGCTGGAAATGCCCGGGCTGCGGACGCTGCTGGGCGCCGCAGATCGTGCAATGCGCGCCCTGCGAAAGGGCGGCCCTGGCAAAAGCCGCGCCGCCGCATCCCTTCATCCCGCAATGGCCAATGCAACTGCTCAGCCAGCCAAAGCGCGAGCCGCGCGAGCCCTTTCCCGAAATGTCGAATGAGTAGGAGCGGCCTGTGCCGAACTTTTACACAAGCGTGATTCAAAAGGACGCCCGGTTCAAATCGTCCACGATCTGCAAGGACGTGGCGCTGCTTGAGCCGGTGACGCGCGCCGCCGCGCTGGGTTTGATCGCGGACGCCCGGGCGCAGGGCCATGACGTGCGGATCGCGGAAACCTATCGCTCCCCGGTGAGGCAGAGGATGCTTTTCGCGGAAGGGCACACCCAACTCAAGAACGTGGGCGTGCATGGGTATGGTCTCGCTTTTGACGTGCAGTATTTCGTCGGCGGGGCCTATGTCGGCGATGGCCAGAAATACGCCTTCCTCGTGCCGCTCGCCAAAAAGCACGGGCTTGTGAGCGGGCTGGACTGGGGCTTGCCGCATGTCCCTCATTCGTTCCGAGACGCGGGACATTTACAGAGAATTCCGGTTTTCAGGCAACAGGCGCTTTTCTCCGGGCAATTCTACCCCGATGCGAAATACGACGCCTATTCCGACATGGCGGCCAACCATATCGCGGGGGTTTGATGGCGTACCGTCTCGCCCTCCTGATCTCCGTGATGGCTCTGGCCATTTTCGGCGCCGCCCGGTTTTGCCATGCGTCCGAATTCGACGCGGGCCAGCATTTCGCCGTGGCAATCCACGCCTGCGCGGACGATGGCCATTGCGAGCATTTCAAGCGCCCGCTTGAGGCCGACACCGAACTGCAATGCATGACCGGTGCGATGTTCGGCGCCGCTGCATGGGTCGGCGAGCATCCCGGCTGGGCGCTCCGCGAATTCCACTGCGCCAAAGACGGCGAATCTGACCTTTAACCCTGAAAGGAACGAACATGAACGCCACGATCTCCTACATCATCAACCGCGCGAAAGAGCCGTCATCCTATGCCGGCATCGCGGCTATCCTTGCCGCCTTCCATGTCGTCATTCCCGCTGACATCTGGGGCGCATCCGTGCAGCTCGCGGTCGCGCTCGCTGGTCTTGTGGCCGTCCTCGCCCCCGAAAAAAAGGCGTGATACCAATGAGCCGCAAGATCATCATCGCCGCCGCCTGCGCCGCCGCGCTCGCCGGATGCAGCACCAGCCCGACGGCCTCGAACTCGACCGGGGCCGAACTCACCAGCGCCGTCAGCCTCGCCAATAACAACCTGGCGGCGATCTCCGGATACGACATCCCGGCCGCCTGCGGCATTATCGCGGTCGCTGAGGGCTATTACATCCAGCTCAAGCCGCAGATTTCGGCCAAGAACCAGCTTCGCGCCGCCCAGGCGATGGCCGCCGCCGATTCCATCTGCGCGAACCCGCCGTCGAATGTCGCATCGGCTTTCGTGAGCCTGTTCAAGGCTTGGGTCGCGGTGCAGGCGGCGACCGTGGTGAACTGATTGTGCGCCGGGGCCAACGCGCCCCGGCTTTTCTGCATTTGGAAGAGCGGCCGGATCGAGCCGCCATAAGGATGGATGATGGCGGACGGCGGCGGTTCGAATTTGCAGATTGCCCTTAGCGTCGCCGGCGCATTGGGCCTCGGTGGAATCCTCGGGAAAATCATCGAAACCTATTACGGCAAGCGGAAATCATCGGCGGAGATCGACAAGACCGAGGCCGAGACCGATCGCACCGAGGCTGAAACAGCCAAGTTGCGGGCCGAAACAGACGCGCTGATCCGCGCCGCGGTCGCCGCCCAGGTGCAATTCATCCTCGACGACCATACCAAGCAACGGCAGATGGATCGCCAGACGATCGAGGAAATGGGGCGCCGCATCGAGACGCTGGAGAGGGAACTAAAAAAAGTCGAAGCCGAACTGAGGTATGAGCGCGGGCGCCAGGCAAAGGCCTGCATCGGTTGCGAGAAACTGCTTCCGTTCGGCGTGACCGAAGAATGATTTAGGGCTTCGGCCTTCGACGTTGACGACCTATCTATGGGAAAGGTGGGATTTCAACCCAAGGGGTCGGCTCAAAACAGCGTGCTCGCCGCCATTGACCACAATTTCTGTCCCGTCCTTTGGGGCGGTCTCTATCGGTCGCCACTCGGTCATTTCACCCCCTTTTTAGCTTCCGGCCTTCGACAAGCCGGCAGGTGCGCCGCGACTGGCGAATCCCCGCTGGCCTTATGGGCTGGCCTTCGTCATCGCACGCCTCCGCAAACGGCTTTAACGCCTCTTCCAGTTCGCGGATGCGGGTTGCGGTGCCAACGAGCAAATCAAATATCCGCTTCGCATCTTCTTCGTCATCGCATTTTGCGATGATTTCCCCACCGTGAATGATGTCCCACCATTCACGGAAATAATCATCATTGGGGCCAGTATCGTTATCTCGTTTAATTCTATAATTGTGATCCATTCCCGCCCCCTAAGATCCATCTCTCATCAATATCGTCGCCTCGGCTGGCGAATGGCTCCGCTCCTGCTTCGGCGGGGGCGGAGTTTTTTTGCGTTCATGGCTTAAGCGCGGCGTCGATCATGGCTCGGTAATACGCTCGCATATCATCCCACGTGATGCTGCCCGTGCGGTATGGCTCGACCTCGGCGAAAACAAACATCGCGTTAATCACCATCGCATCTGTTGGTTCGCGCATTGCTGCGATGGCGGCGCGGGCGGCGGGGGAGAAACCCGGCCAACTGCCATTGACGAGTTTGTCCTTGGTGGCTTCTGCCATAGGCCCGTCACCGATGCTTCCCGAAGCCTCGATCTGGCGCCGGGCCAGCGCCCGCGCAACGCGCTCAATCATTTCGCTCACAGCAAAAACCTCTCGTCTATATCGTCGCCATTCCATCGCGCGAAAGGCTGCGTCTCGTCGCCCTTGGCGAAAATCACAATATCATCCGGGCCAATGTCGCGCTGCACCCTGCGGTCCTAAACGCGGTGAATCATCTCCGGCTTTCCCCAGACCTTGACCGCGCTCCAATATTCCTCGCCTCGGAAGCCGATGAAGTGAAGACAAGGCGGCGGATCATCCGTCAACAGAACTTCAACTGCAAATCCGGCTTCGTTCTCGTCTGTTCCGTCCCCGTTCATGGCATAGTGCAGCCTATTTCGCCCGATTTTTCAACGGAACGATGTTTGAACCTTCGTTCACACGGGTGGGGTCATAGGTTCGATCCCTATATCGCCCACCATTTTCTTTTTGATTTTGCTGGTCTTTTGTCAAAACCTTCGCGCCGATCTGGCGAAGTTCTTCTGGCTTCAACTGTATTTCAACAGCCAGCACCCTCGTCATGCACATTTTTTGCAACTCCGACAGGATGAAATCCGTCCCGAGCGCGACGTCTTCCAGAATTTCAGGGTCGAATCCCTCGTAATGATCCGTGGTCCGTGATCCGGCGACGGAGTGGCCAAGCCAATGGCTGCGCTTTTCGCGCGCCACGAGCGGGCATAGGCGGCGAATCGTCGTCGCCATGAATCGTCTCGGGCTGTATTGCGTGAACTCCGGCAGGCCGATCTCCGTCGCCAACCGCTTGATCCCCTTCTTGACGATCGCCACACGCTCGCGCTTGAACATCAGCAGCGGCAGCGGACTTTCGGTCCGGGTGCCGGTTTTCTTCTCCCATGCGGCCGGGTCGATATTGGACCATTCATCCAGCCAATCGGTCAGCGCAACGGGCGCGAGGATCCTTGGCCGGAATTTATTCGTCTGCGGACGGCCTGGCGGGTTCATGTCCAACACGCCCGTGACGGGGTTATATTGTCGCCACGGCTCGAAATCGGAAATCGCTTCCGGCCGCGCCCATGTCGTCAGCGCCAGGATCGTCCAACGGCGCAAATGCTCGGATTTGTCGGCGTCGATGAATTTCGCCATGTCCTCCATCGTCGGGACATAGCCGCCGACCTTGGCCGGCGCGATCTTGAGCGTCCTGGCGATGGTTGACCGCTTCATGGTAATTTCGGGCGCATAGGCGATCAAAGAGCCTTCCACCTTGCCGCCGAATGGGTCGTCCCGCAATTTCACCTTGGCGGCATCGTTGAACGCTGATCCGATGACGGTGAAGGTCCGCTCGATCGTTCCGGCCGCGAGGCCTTTCTTTTCGGCAAGCCATTTGCCGAAAGCCTCCTGTTGCGATGGCGTCCAGAACGAGACCGGCGCGGCCTCCTGCTTGATCGACAGCAGCCATTCCGTGGCGAGCTCTACGGCGCGAGACGCCGCGCCAGTGGTGCGGATCGTGGCGCCGTGGCCGTCGAGATAGGATTCGAAGATGCGAACGCTCAGGACGTCTTTGGGGCTTGGCGCGTCTCCGGCGACGGGCGCGGCGGCCGCAAGGGCGATGAGCCTCGTTTTCGCCTGCTCAAAATCCGAAGTGCGGAGGCTTCGGCGACGGACTGCGCCTGTTCCGGGGTCATACGAGCAGGCGTACCAGCTTCCTCCGCGCTCGGGCCATGGCTGATCGAGGTAATAGTCCCCAAAGGTCCATCGTGCGGATTTCCCGGTTTTTGGGGGCTTTGGCGGCATAGTTCCTGTTCCGGCCTTAAATAGGTGCGGTCAAGATAGACCTGAATTTGCTCGGCCGTGTAGTGGGGGCCGCTGTGGAAATTGTAGAAAGACACAGTTCCGCGCCGCCGCGCCTTCTTGAGCTCCGCCGCCGAAAGCATGGGCCAGCATTCCAGAACCCGCGATTCCGGCAGATAGGCGTCAATCGGGAGCGGGGCAGGGGCCATCTGTCAGCCCCCCTTTCGCGGCGTCACGCCAAGCAGGGACGCGGCGGCCGATGTTTGGATGCGCGGGGTCATCGTCTGTCCCTCAAGATCGAAATCAGCACGCATAAGCTGATCGTGATGGAAGCCGCGCTTATCGCAATCGCGAGTATGAGCATGGTTGTGACGCTCATGGGGTGGAGCCTTTCCCTTCGCGAATGACCGGCCAATAATGCTGGCAACACGGAGCTCCGCGAGCGTCGGTCACCCACCCGAAAACGGACCACGCCTGCCGCCGCTCGGTCGGGACGGTCCCGCTTTCTCGGCTCCGGTAGCAGTTCCCGGCCAGCGGGCAGTCACTTGACGCGCACATCGTAATGTCAGGCATTACGCTTCCCTTTTATTGATGCGCCGGAGATCCAAGATTGCCGCGATCGGCAGCGTAAGCAGCGCAGCAAACAGAAAGCACGGGACCGCATTGAAGGCCCAGCGCCAATTGAAAGCTTCGACACCGACCATAAGGAGAGCGCTAATATAGACTAGCGCCATGGGTACGCAGAGCCATTTAAGCATGCGGTTTCTCCCTAGTTCCGCTCAGATGCGATAGAAAAGATGATAATGACGATGAGAAAGAACATCGCCAGCCCGCCAAACGCGCTCAAAACGAGGCGCGGGGGTTCCTGCGGGAAAATGAACCAACTGGCCGCTCCGACAAGGCTGATTACGGTGACGCACCACGCGAAGCCCCTGAGAATATCGAAAAGCACTGTCATTGGCCCGCGTCCTTCTTAAGTGCTTCAAGCGTGGCAATGATCTTGTCGAGCCGGCCGACGATTAAGCCCCCGATGAGGCAGAACATTATCAATATTGCGAACTCCATTACTCTCCCCCTTTCTCGATCCGATCGGCCTCGGCGCGGAGGATGCTTTGCACGGCCCTTCGCACGTCATCCACAGAAGCCCATCGTGCAAATGTCGCTTGCTCGACTTCGCGCAGGGCCTCAACACGGCCAGCGGTGCGGGCGGCGGCGCGCATTTCTGCCAGTTGATTGGCCGATACGAGAATGATTTCAGCGTCTCGCAATTCGCCTAGCATTTCGTTTTTCAGGTTCTCGTCGATTTCCTCGCTCATGATGCTCCCTTTCCAGATTCGGCGCGGAGAGCGTCCACGCGCCTGTTCAACTCGCGAACGAAGCCATCGTCGCTATGATTGATCCAAAGCTGTTCGGCTTCTTGCAGTCCCTCAACACGGCCAGCGGTGTGGCCACGCTCGAAGGCGGCGGCCTCAAGTTGCTGGTATGGGTTGCCGTAGCCTTTGGCGATGCTCCATGCGCGAAAGCTTTCCTGCTGTGCCAAGGTAAAAGCATCCATTTTCTCGCGGATGCCATGCACTTTGGTTTTTGAGGCTTCCTCGCTCATTTCCGGCGCGGCGGGTAGCTGGCACCGCTCTGCGCTTCCCATGCTGCAATCGCAATGCGGAAAATTGCAAAAGGCCGTCTGTTCTGGCGCTTCCGGCGCGGCGAGAGCGGCGGCAGAGATGACGGCGCGATTTTTCTTACTCAGTTCGCGCGGCGGGCAATATTTGTGGGTGCAGAACGGATGGAGCAGTTCCTTAAATTCCAGTCCACATTTCGGGCATGAGGTTTCAGCCCCAGTCATCGTGAACTCCGCCTCGATCTGTTTCTCATTTGCCATGTTCTTTCACTCCCATGCCGCCAAGATTTCATGACATTCGGGGCATGAAGCGGTTTCATTTTTCATGTCCACGATGAGACCGAGCCATTCGTCACACCCAAACTTGAGATTGTATGCCCCTCTCGGAAGGTCGCGGCAGAATGGGCATGGGTGTTTTTTGTCCCAGTTCTCAAGATCATCTTTTGCTTTATCAAACGCTTCTTGCCGACGCGTCTGCGCCTCGACCTGAAAACGGCTACGATTGGTTGCTTGCTGCTTGGATAGCTGCTCGGCTTCCTCGTATTCGCGCTTTTGATATTCTTGGTATTCCTGCACTTCTTCCGCAGAGTGTGTGTGCGGCGTGTCTTTCAGGCATATTGGGCAAACAAAAGTTCCAATCAATCGTTCCTCCTCACTCGGCTCGCGTGGCGCTTCCGGCGCGGCGGTGAAGCTGATCGTAGCCCTGATCTTCGCCGCCATAGCATCCGCTTCGTTCGCGCAAGTGTGTGCAGGCCATGCCTCCGCATAGCAGGCGCAGTGCGCTCCTAAAATTTCATGCGCTAACGTATCAGCCCGGTCGCCGGCCTCGTTTGTTATTTTCGCTTCCGGCGCGGCTTTCGCAAGTTCGATATGTTCGGCGTGACGCTTGGCGTCAGTCAGTTCCTCCCGCAGCGTCGCAACATCGGCCAAGGCGGCATTGTGTGCTTCCATGACCTTCTGCAATTCGATATAGAGCGCGTCTTTGCGCAGCAGTGCGTTCTGCTCGAAAGCACAATCGCGTTCCGCCTGCGCCTCTCCCAGCTCCCGCCCGATCCGCGCGAGGTCTGCGGCGTGGTCGCGCTGGGCCGCGAGGGCGGCGTCGCGTTCGGAACACGCCTCCTCATATGCCGTGCCAGATTTGATATTCTCTCGCTCGGCTTCTAATTCGCCTCGCTCCTTCCTCAGCCGCTTAATTTCGACATGAGCGGCCATCAATTTCGAGCCAAGGACGCCGACTGCTCTTTCGTGATCAGTGACGGCTAAACGCCTCCGCCTGCGGCGTGTCTTGGCATTCACGCCTTCGCAGGCTTTGAGTTTGTCGATCTCAATGGCCTGGCGCTCTATCTCGCCAATGAGGCGGGGGATGGCTTCACGAGAGGCGGCGATGAACTCCGCATTCGGGCCGAACGGGTCTGTTTTTGCGACGCGATGCGCGTCCCATTCGTCTTGAGAACAAACGCCGCCATCACGAGCCGTCGCTACGACAGGATGCCAGCCGTCCGCTTGCCTTGTTGACCGAACATATCCCCAATCGTCGTTTTCTAGCGGGCGATAAAGCCACGGTCCCGGCGTCGCCGCCTCGCACAGCTTTGCCAACTCCGCGAGGTATTCAGGGGTGATGGGGTCTGTCATGGGGTGGCCTCACTAAAATGGTCATCTGCGAAACCGTCTTGCGGCGTAGCCACGACTTCGCCGCTTGGGCTATGTTCTCCGCACCAAAAATAAGCGCCAGTTACCGGCGACACGCGGCCAGAGCCGCCTTGCGGAAGGTAGGCATGGGCGGGCGGATAGCGGCGACATTCGCCCATGCCAGCGCGTGCGACTTGGTGGAACCAAAACCGGCACGCGTTGCAATAATCTTTGCGGCGCTCGATCATCATCTCATCCTCTCGCGCCGTCTGCGGGCGTCATTTGCAAGCTGGGCCTCCCGGAATTTCGGGCGGCAGTTTCCTCGCGCGCGATCCGCTGCAATTTCCGCCGGAACCGCGATTCTTCCGGTGACAGGGCTGGCCGCTCGATCATGTTGCCGCGCCTTTGGTCCAGATCAGCGCGCCCGTCGAAATGCCGGCGCAGCGCATCCATGCGGCGCGGCGATCCCTTACGGGACCATTCCTGCAAGGTCTGTCTGACGCGGGGCGATGTCCAATACTGCACCCATGTCCGCGAGCGGCCCATGAGCGCGGCGATCTGCGGGCTGGACGCGCCAAACATCCGCATGATCCTGGCGCCGGCCTTCTCGGCTTCGCTGGCGGCGGTCACTCTGCGGTCCCTTTCGAAAGCAGTTCGCCGGTTAGGGAATTCCATCTGGGGCCATAGGTCTTCTCGATCCTTGCGGCGCCATTGCGTGAGGGCTTGGCGGCTTTCTCGAACTGGCGGCCTTGAAGCTTCCCGCTCGGCTGGGTCGCGCCGATATGGCGGGCGCGCTGTCTGGTAGATTTGGCGCGCGGCGTGGCTTCGGCCTTCGATTTCGTCGCGTGGCAATCGACATGAGCGGGCGCCATATTGGACTCTGCGTCCGCCCCGCCTTCCCATAGGGCCTTGACGTGTTCGACTTCCCATTTTTCGCCAGCGGGGGCGTTAATCGGAAGCCTGCACAGATGGCAGAGGCCCTTCGCGGCGTCGAAGATCCGAACGCGCATGGCCTTGGTGATCGAGCGGCGCTTGGTCATGCCGCCCTCTTGCATCTGCAAGCGAAAAGGAACGCCTCTAGCGCGTCGATGCCGTCTTCATTGATCTTGAAAACGTGATAGGCAGACCCGTTTGGATATGTACCGACCGCGCCAGTTTCCGAAACCCAGCCCCAACGCACGACAGCAACGAATGTCGGCGGGCTATTCCCCCCGTGCTTACGAAAGAATATCTCTTGTCCTGCGAACATCTGAGCGAGCAATTTTGCCTGAGCGAGTGACGGCTTTGCTTTTTTCATTGGCGCGGCTCCTGAAACACAACGCCGTTCTGCGCTCCCCAAGCGTAGATGAACTCCAAAAGTTCGCTCATCTCGCCCTTTGACAGATCAGACGACGAGAACATGACCGGCATGATCCCTTCGCCGGAAAGCGTGGGGATGAATTTCACTTCTCGGCCCCACGCCTGCATGAAAATGCACTTCCAGGTTTCGGCGTCGTACTTGCGCCCGAAATGCTCTTTCTGTGTCGCCACGTCCGTCAGGCTGGCCCAGAAGCGGTCGTTCTGGGGGAGCGTTCGCGCCGGCCCCTTAAATTCCAGTCGCGTGTCTTTCGGCACGCCGCGAATCCAGCGCACGGCCTTGGCGCGGATGTCGTCGTTGGCGAGGACGAGCAATGCTCTCGTCATGCCGCCCTCCTGAATTTGCCCTCGAGCGCGTCAATCTTCGCGTCCAGTTCGGCAAGGAAGGCCCGGACCTCTTTCTCAAGATCAGCGATCAAGGCGTCGTCGCGCTCGACCTTCTTGACGAACATCTGCATTTCGGCAGGAAGACGCGGGTCGAACGAAACGAAGTCGCAAAACTCCCGCTCGCATGTCGCCATCTGCCAAAGCATCTGAGTTTGGTATTTCGCCGGGATTGCCTCGGACAGCAGCGTTTCGATATGCGTCGAACTGTTCGGGCATTTGATCTCGACCAAGCCCTTATCGCCCACAAGCCCGTCAGGGCTGGCGCCGGCCATGTCGATCGCCGGATGGTGGACGAAGCCGACTTGTGCGACCTCCACGCCAGCCATGAACTCGTAAAGCGCGCGGGCGTTCGGCTCCTGCTCGGTTCCCCATTGCATCGCCGCATTGGTGAAGCCGTCCTGCGCTTGGCCGGTCAGCCGCTCGCAGATCAGTTCCGCCATATAATTCCCGCGCGAAGCGGCTGGCCCGCTCTTGGTCTTGGCGATAATGTCCGCGACGCGCGAAGCAGTCACGCGGCCAAGGCGCAATGCCTTCCAGGCTTCGGAGCCTTGTTCGACGAATTCGATGTTCATTTTGTTCATTTCCGCGCGCCCTTCTGCTTGATGCGAGCAATCGCTTCGGCCAGCTTGGACGCCGGCAGATGGTGAAGGCTTTCTATCTTGTAGAGGCGCAGAAGCTGGTTCTCGTCCTCCTGCGTCGCGCCCACGGAATCGGCCACGCGAAGCAACTCGGCGTATTGGTCGGCGTTGATCGGGTCGCTTCCGCCGCAAGACGCGCTGGTGCCATCATCGTCTTCCGTGACAGAAAGTCCGATGGCGAGCTTGAGCGTATAGCGCATAAGGTATTGCGACGCGGACGCCACAGCCTGCACGGCGTTCTTGTTACCGGAATGATCTTCCGGGCATTCGAGCGTCGTTTCCTCAGAATGGCCGTGGCCCGATATAATGCACGTCACGCGGACGCGCTGGCCTTCCTGTGCGGAGCGGAAGCGGTAATCCAGGCCATGCTTGGAAAAAACCGGATCGACCGCCTTCGCAACAGCGGCGAAGTCTTCATAGCGGTAATTCGTGCGGCCCTTCTGCGAAGTGAAGTCCGCCACGCGGTTCTTGACGATAGGGCCAATCTCGCCTTTCGCGCGGGCCATCGCGTCGTTAAAATCGCGCTTGGCTTGCTGCGAATCTATCCGCTCGCGCATCGCCATGAGCCGTTCAAATTTCTCGATATCGACAGACGGGTCTTTCGCCGCGCGCTCGATCATCGAAAGAATGGCTGCGCCCTCGCCAACAGGCTGAACGGGCTGCGCGGGCGCCGGAACCTTGATTTCGTCCAAGATCAAAACGTCTTTGGGCTGGCTCATCTTGCAATTCCTTCCCGGAGCATTTGGTGAACGATCTCCCTGCGCCGCTTGATGAGATAAGCGCGGGGCTTGTGTGATCTGGCGGCTGCTGCAATCGCGGCGTTGATCCCGGCGACGGGCGCGGGAGGCTTGCGCAGCGGGCGGGTGAGGCGCCAGAGCGCGGAGTCGAGGACGAGGCGGAGGCGGCGCAGGATCATTGAGCGGCCTCAGTTTGCTTTGGGGCTGATCCTGTCGCCTCGCATCGTTTGCACGGCTTGAATCTGTCGCCGTTCTCCCGTGACCATCCAGACCACTTATTGCCAGTGCCGTAGCAATCCATGCACTTCCCGGTTTCGCGCTCCCATGCTTCGGCAGTCTGATTGACCTCGACCCGAGACACGACGCACTTACGGGTTTCACAGCCGCGCCAAGTCTTCTTGCCTTTGCGTGGGCCGGATTTCAGCCGGCGCGGGACGCCAATGCTCACAAGCATGTCGCCGCGATCCCAATCTTCTTTGCAGTTTCCAATCAGCGACCAAGCGAATATTTCCCACTCCACAGGCAGGCCAATTTTTTTCCGCACAGTCATGTCGAGGAAACTTGGATTGTCTTCTTCCGTCGGCTTTGCTTCGGCCTCAAATAATTCGCTCATTGTGGCCGAGCCTCCCCGTAGCAAGCGCGCTCCCGCATGGCGTCGCGCAAAATGTCGTCGATGATCTCGGCGGCGAATTTCGAGCCGATGGCTTGGCTTTCGATCACCTGCATCTGGATCAAGACGGCTTCCGAGAACGAACCGCGCGCGCACGCGTCTTCGGCCTCATTGACTTTGGCGAGAAGGGCGTAGGTCATGCTGCGGCGTCCTTCTTCTCGTATTTCAGGCCACAGAACGGGCAATAGGTCGGGAGAATTACGGGCGTCTGGCCGCGCTTTTTCTTGTCGATCTTTTCCGTCATGATCGTCGGATAGGCCCCGCCGGTTCCAAACGAGATCGTGAGGGAAAGGCGGCCGTTATGCTCGGCGAGCAGTTCGTCTATTTCCGTAAGGCAATGGCAGGTCATGGCTTGCCCTCCGCGAGAGCGAGGGCGGCGCGGGCTATTTCAATCGGGGAAAATCCGACCCGCCATTCGGCTGAATAGACGAACCCTTCGGAAAGCTGTTCCTCGCGCCAGTTCTCACGGTCCGCGAACCATTTCAGCGCCTCGACCAGCGCGTCATGGGCGTTTACTGCGCGGACGATGAAGGCGGCGTTGGCCTGTGCTTCGCTATAAAAATCGCCGCCTCTATTCGTCACGTATTCTTTGTACACTGGGCGCACTGGGACGAACCCACCAGCCTTCATGAGATAGCCATCCGAGCTAACCCACGGCAACGGGGAATGTTTCGCTTGCTCACTCATGGCACGTCAGTTCCCAAAATTGCGATAAAAATCACGGCGAGGAAAAACGCGGCTGCGCAGATCAGCAGGCCGGTCTTTTCCATGTCATCGGCGGTGAAAAGGGGCTTGGGGGCGGAAAGCGGCGTCAGCATGGTCTGTATTCCTTGCGTAGATCCAATAGATCAGCATCGAATTTCTTGCCATCTACTCTGGCAAACTCGCCATGAACTTTTTTAAGTTCAGAAAAATAAGCATCGGATGCTTCTTCAGGCGTATCGAAAGACCCAAGCCTGCGCTGGCATCCGCCTACACAGCACCTCGCTACATATTTGCCGCCCATGAATGCGACACCTTTGAAGCCAGTTTTATTATTAGAAGAGAGTGGGCTATTAGCTGCATTTTGCCCATATGTAGCTTCGCGTAGATTACACAGCTTGTTATTAGTCCCATTCAGATCGATGTGGTCGATTAGATCAGGATCTTTCCCGTACACCATCTTGAAGATAATTCTATGGGCGTAGTAATGCGCATCATCTATCTTGACATATACGTAGAGATTCCCGGAAGATACACGCTTTATATGTCCAGCCCTTGTTCCCGGGTGCTTGGCGTTCCAAGTCCCGTATCCAACGGCATTCTTGAAGTGGTCGCGTGGTCTTTTCTTCCAAATAAGAACACCGTTTTCATCGTCAAACAGAAACAAGCTGTTCAGATAAGTTATGGGCGGAATGGGTTTAGCCATGGGCGTTATTCCGCAGCATTCAGGCGGCGCAGCTCGCCGTCTTTGCGGGCCATGTCGATCGCATTTTCACGCGCGTCGAGGGCGGCGTTCGCGCGGTCGATCGCGGCGTTAAATTCATGGTCGAGAATGCCGGAGATCAGGTCGCATTCATCGCGGACCAGTTCGAGCCGTTCGGCGCCAGCGTCGGCAAGCCGCGCCTCGAAGCGCACCCACACATCCGGGTCTTGCGAGGCGATGCGGTCCAGCAGCTTGGCGGCGTCGCGGAGGTATTTCGCCACGAGGCTGAAATCTTCGGCGGTTTCGTTGTCGATGTTCATGGTTGCGATCCTCAATTGAACCGGATGCGACGGGCAGGAACCGCCCGCGAAATGGAAAGCGAAACGCTCAACATCGGAGCGTCGATGGCGGTGGCGTGAATGTTGGCGATGGGCCAGCCGCAGACGCTTTCGGAAAAGCTCAGCGCGTCGATGCGGCGCCAATGCTCGCCAGACAGGACCAGATCGCCCAGCTTGATCGAGCGAACTTCGTCATCGGTGAGTCCGCGATTGTCCTTCGACAAAGCGGCCAGAGCGGCGAGGGATTGGTTGTGGAACATTGGGCGGCTCCGTGATTTGATGGAGCCATTATTGGACAATTTGTCCAAGCTGTAAAGGACAATTTGTCCAACTCACGCATATTTTTCAGGTGCGGCCAAAAACGAAAAACCCGGCTTGGCGGGCCGGGCGATGGGTCGGTCTTTATGGATTATTCGCGCGCGTTATGTGCAGGCGCGCGAGGCGGGCTGGATTAAGCGCGCATCCTGGAAGCCTTTACCGGCGCTTCCAACTGCTTAGTTGTGCGCCCGGTCAGGATGAACTCAACCGTCCGGTCACAGATCAGCGCGAGGCGCGGAATCAGGTAATGCGGGATGGGCGAGCGTTTCTCATATTTCCGATAACGGTCTGGCGGAATGCCCAATGCACTCGCCATCTGCTCAGCCGTCCAGTGCTTCTCGTCCCGCAAAGCGCGGGTTCGAGCGCATAGCGCCTCATTGAAAAGCAGCTCTTCATTCGTGGGCTGGGTCATTCCAATAAATTCAACGATTCCAAAAAACTGCGCATTAGACATTTTGTCGTTGACGAATTGGACGATTTGTCCAATAATCCGCCTATGACCAAATCAGCCCAGATTACCGCCAAAGAGATCGAGGACCGCGCGCTCGCGTTGGGCGCGTCCGCCGCCGCCGTTTACAAATGGCGCGAGCGCGGCATTCCTTCGAAATGGCAGATCAAGCTCATCACGGAATCGAAAGGCGCGATTAAGCCAGAGCATTTCGGCGCGCTGAAAAGTGAGCGGGGCGAGCAATGACCAAGGCCCTCACCATCGCCTCCGTCTGCGCGCTCGCGCTCGCCTTCATCGTTTATGCGCCGAACCCGGCCATCGCCATTCTCGGCCTGACCGCCATCGCCGGTTTCCTCGTTGTCACGGACAAGGCCTGAGCCAATGGCTACGCTTAGCGCCGAAGCCAAAAAAATAGCGGCATGTGCTGCCGCCCAACATTTCCAATTCGCGGCGCATCAGCCGCAACGGGGTCGAACGAGGAATGATCCTCGTTTCGATGGAGAGATCTTTGCGGGACTCTTCCTCACGCGGGCCGGATGGTGTTTCCCTTGCCGCCATCCGGCCTATCGCGCCTGTTTCCTATTCG